ACCCATCACTTGTATTTCTAATTTGTTTTTCTATTTCCCATGCTTGTTGTCTAACAGTTTCAAGCTCTGCTTTAAGTTGTTCTAGAGTCTTCATATTTTGATTTGGTTTTTAAGTTGTTAATAATTTGTTTATTTATACCCTCTGCACTCAGTTGTAACAAGGCTACATATTACCTTGCTATGGGATTAATGTTTTCATTACAACTGCTCCACCTTGGGAATGGAGTTGTGGTGCATTAATTTACAGGGCTAGATGCTACCCTGAGTGCTGGATTCTTACTTGGAGAATATCTCCTCTTCTATCAACCGCATAGAGATGATCAATCTCTCGGTTCCAGTGCTCACTTTTTCTGAGTGAGTCAAACATAGGTCTATATAAGGCAAACAAAGCTTATACCCTTTGCATATACCCTAGCTCAGTCCCATTGATTAGATGGGTTTCACAAGACCAAACATATTATTTTACCATTTACCCCTCTGCACTCAGTTGTAATAATTTATTAACCTCAACCAACAGAATCATAGATTGCTCTACTATACTGCATAGGATATGATTGGCTTTATTATATTACAACTGCTCACCCTTGGGAGCTGATTAACTATCTCCGTGGCTGTAAGACGTAGTGGAGTCATTCATTAATCAGGTGGTTTCACATCTTTGTTGGTTCCCAGAAGTCATGCTGATTTGACTGGTATCTACTCATTAAAGAGACAGCTATGGTTAATTTTCAACTAAGAAGTCTTTATATCCACGTGAGTTGTGGTGCATTTCATTATTCTAGATATAGGTTACACGTTTTGTAGTGTAACCTTGTATCCAGAGTGCACATAGATTATTGTTTTACTAACCAATTAAAATATAAACTATGCAATATTGTGTGCTGGTATATAAAATACCTAGTCATTGTTGTCATTTTTAAGTGGCCGTGGTTCTTCTACCCCTTTATAGTAATCTAATACCCATAGAGGTACACCACTCTCTGATATAATACTAAGATACTCTTGATGTATAAGAGCTAATATCTCTTCATTACTAAGAGAAGTATTATTGTTATTTACTTTGTCTGTAGACATAGAATAATAGATTTAGAGTGAGTAATTAGTTAAGATTAGTGATATAATGCGAGAGAAAATCTTTTTGCAAATTTGAGAGTTGTTTCAGTGGTATGAAAGAGGTAGGAGGTTGCGTGTGTGTCACACAACCTCTAACTCTTTACATATCAGCAGGTTACAAGTCCTTTAAGTCCTCGCTACCTGACACATTAGCCGCTGGTGTAGGGCTAGATTGTGCTGTATTTTTTGCAAATAAGTTGCCTAACAACATAGCTGCTGCTTGTTTTGCAATTTCATCACCTAACTTGCCTTCATATTGCTTCGATAAGCTTTCCATCTTCTTGATATCACCTAAATCTGGTACAATCTTGTCGTTATCTGTGATGATTACCTTTACGTTATCACCAGAGTAGCGTGTTGTAAACCATAAGTCCACACCTGTTACTTTATCAGTACGGTGATTGTCACCTTGGATGTCTCTAACTCGTTGTAAATCAGCATCTGTACCTTTTAATGCGTATACAAATACTTGTGTTCCTGTTGTTTTGCTTGCGTGTTGTCTTAAATAAGTCGCTTCCATAATTACTTGTTTTTAGTTGTTTTTTGATTGTTTAATTACTACTAGATATCCCGCGTATCTAATTATCGTATCTCTAAAAATAGGGGTTATATGAGATTAGCACGCCTTCATTTACAGCAAGTTGCTGAGTTTCACATTGTTGCGTTATCTGCTTGACACCTATTACTATTTCTACGACAACTAAAAAAAAGGGGTTATAAGAGATTAAATAACTTCAAGTGCTTTAGCTACTTATCGGTGTTAGCTAGGGTAGAGTGGGTGTTTTGTTTAACTTTGTATTGTCAAAACCCGGCTTTTTACGAGACAAGGTTAAACAAAATTAACAGTTGTTAACAAATAGAGTGGGTTATTTCTTAGAAGATTTACCGCTTTTACCGTTACGTGCTCTGTTTTTGGAGCGATTTTCTTGTACTAGTTTACCTGAGCGGGTATGTGATAAGTCCTTATTATCCCCGTAACCACTATTGTTATTTCTACGGTTGATTTTATTAAGCTCTTCTCTGTAGTTCTTTCTCTCTTCTGTAGAGTGGTAAGCTTTATTATATGCATTCTTCTTTGCTCTAGCTTCTGGGTGAGATGCAAAGTATTTAGCAGAGGCTGACTTACCTGTGCTTTTGCCGGCGAGTGAGTTTCTTTTTGACTTGTTCATATGCAAATATAGTAATTTTCTACCAGGATTCAGAGCGAGTGGGTGAACATACACAAGCAGATGATAGTAAAAAGTAACTGGTATCTTGTGTCCTGCTGGACGGATAGCATAGACAGGTGTTATAAGAGATTGTATTTAAGGTTTGCTCTACGTTGTGGGTTTAGCAAAAAAAAGAAGAAGCCCGTTAGGGCTTCGTCTTTTTACTTGTGGGTTATTACAACCCTTTGAGGTTTTCCCCGCTATCTTCGGGTTCGCTCTTGTTACTGTGATTGGTAACACGGCTAGTTTCTTCCCCCAACAATTTACTAGCAATTTGATCTGCTAGTTTGTCGCCAACAAGACCACCGATATTGGCTGCAAGATTTGATAGACGAATAATATCGCTGTTATCTGCATAAATCTTGTTGTTCTTGCTGATTAAGAAGGTAGTATTTTTACCTTGATAGAAGAAAGTATAGATCAGTGGTTGACCTGTAACTTTATCATCACGATAATACTCGCCTTTAATCTCTTTTAACAACGCGATTTCTTCGGGTGTTGCATCAAGCACATTATAGATGTACTGGATTTGTCCTGCTTTTGTTTTTGTCTCGTTTCTGAATGTTGCTTTCATAATAAATAAAAATTAATTGGTTAATATTGTTAAAAAAAGGGGTTATTAAATAATTGAAAAAATAATAAAAAGAAAACAAGGTGTGATTAGCACCTTGTTTTCAACACGATTATCTCTTCGCCCAAGTAGGACAAGCATCTACTCTAAAACTCGCTGTGTGTGTTGCAGTTGTACAAGAGGATGATAGTAAAGCCACTGCTGTCATTAAAGCAAAGTATGCTATTACAAATAAGATTTCTTTTCTCGCTTTGATTGCTTTCATAGTGTAATATTAATTTTGTTAAACAATTCTCTATATAATAGGTCTCTTGTAGTATGTAAATCCATACAACTTAAATCATAGAATTCATCAAACTCTTTGGTTATCAAGTGCCTATCATATAATCTTTTTACTAGGTCGTCTATATCCTTGATATAAGCAACCTTGATTTCTTTCTCCGGTGTTAGTGTTGTTGTCATTGTTAAGATTTTAAAAGGGAGCATTGCTGCCCCCTTAGTTAATAATTAGAATTGCAGATAATGATAAATATCTATATGATTCTTCTTAGTTCCATGAATAATCATATTATCTGCTTGTTTGCGAAGCTCATTAGCATATGCATTTCTTCTAGCATCTTCAAAGGTTTTCCAGATACTATTATCAAAGGTTTCAATGATTGCTAAATAAATCATTCTTGTTCCCTGTGTAGTAGTTTTGCCCTCAGCAATAGAAATCTTTTTCAAGTCATCATTAGATAGCCCGTTTAAGATATCTAATGCTACGCTGTAAGGATAGCGGCATTTTAAGGTTCTTTGATTACCGATGCTACCGTGGCTGCCAAAAGAAATTGCTTTTAAATTTTTCGCTGTTGTGTTGCACAAAATTGTTTCCATAGTTATTTGTTTTTAATTGGTTATAGTAAAAAAAAGGGGTTATTAATTGTTTTAAATAAGTTAAAAAGGGAAGATTGCTCTTCCCCTTAATTAAGCATTTACACTTCTGCATCAGGTCTTCTATTCCAAGATTCAAGAGATTCATATCCTTCATATCTTTTCATAGTAGATAGTTTTACACGGAATCCGTAGCAATTGTTAGAACTATACTTAACCTCAAAGTCCTTATAATTATCTTCATTGATAAGGTCTGTGTCAGTATCTTTGCTAACATAAATGTGCTTAGAATCATAATCATTATAGTAATATAAAACACGGTCATCCCATTTGTTATAACTAATAAAGAATAAAAGTTTATCCGTATCTGTTTTAACTTGACTAATGGTAGGTTCCGTGTAAATACCTAATAATGTTTCCATTGCTACAGTAGGATTTACTGTTGCATTTACAATCTCTATAAGTGAAGAGATTGTTTCTTGTGGGAATTTTGTTGCTAGTGCAATTTCATTGATTGTTTTCATAGTTAATTAAATTAATTGGTTATTGATAAAAAAAGGGGTTTGTGGTTGATGATAGTAAAAAAACAAATAAGAAACAATCAACGGTGACTAGCCGTTGATTGTTAATTAGTTATGCTTAAAAGTTTCTCTCCTTTCTACATTGCTCTTCATAATACTCGTGTGATATCATTGCACCAATCCACGAACCAAAGAAGATACTGTATATAATAAACCAAGATGCATTACCTAGTGCTTCCGAATAGGTATAATGCTGCAAATTTGATTTATAAAATAAACACCACATTGCAGAGAATGCTAAATAACCTATTAGATACGCTGCAAAAAACACGATAAAAGATTTAGTTAATTTCATACTACTTTTTTTTAATTATTTGTTTATAAATATAAAGTGGAACAGTGTTCTGATAACCTGTGTTATCTTCATACACAACCATTTGTGTCCCATCAAATGCTGTGTATCTTCTGATAATCTTCATGATAAAAAATTAAAAAGGGAACCCCGAAGAGCTCCCTAATTTATTATCTGTTAATCAGGTAACTGATCAAGACACTCAATGGTCCCGTTACTGTTAACACGAAGATTTAACTTACCTGTGTATACAAGTTTTTCCTTAACTCGTTTAACAGGTGCTGTTTGCTTTGGTTGAACATTATCAATGTGCTCAATCACAGGCATTTGCAAGAAGCCCAAACCTTTTCTTTTCATAGTTATAATTATTAATTGGTTAGTAAAGAAAAAAAGGGGTTAATCAATTGATAAGAAACTGTATTAACCTGCCCTACACACAAGGTGCAGGGTCTCGGCTCAGGTCTTTTCAACAGTTGCGACCCGAATTGTTTTGTAAAGAAACACAAGGCAGAGATTCTTGGATCATCAGGGAATATCCACAACACCATTGTTGCAGAAGATCTGATATGCCGCACTCACTTTTCATTCCCCGTGTTTCGGTAATCTTTGGGTCATTACTCCAAAGAGGTTGTCTTGTTCCTAACAACCGTGAGCCAAGCATATGGCAAGGGTGAAGCATTTAGTATCTTCACGCACCGAAGGTTCAATTAGACCTACAATTAGTTATTATATCGCGAATATAACAACAGATAAAAAAAGGGGTTATCTTGTTTTCCAACATACACATACATACTATATTATATATAAACATACTTCGTTGCTTGTTCTACTTGTAGAACACAAGCAACACATAGACAACACGTGACGAAGTCACACCAAGACACACTGACCCATCACACTTCTCCATCATAAGAATTCTTTTTATTTTACTCCCGCAAATCGGAACCAAGCCACCACGAAGACGGGGGTAGGGCCCCCCGGTGAAGTGTGGCGGGGGCCGAATATAGACGCCCCATCACACTCTCTAGTTCACAAAAATTTCCAGGAAAAATTTTTTTTCTAAACCGCTATGAGATAAGTATTATAATTTATTACTTTTATACCCGTGTTATTTATATTTATCTTATTATATATACTATGGTACTTAAACGTGGATATGTTTCCTCAGCAAGAATTGTTGGATATGCTCTTGTCTTTGTGATTTTATTATTGTATATTTAGGAACTATTTATAACTTACCCAAAAACTAAAAACATGAAAGAGTTTAACTTACCAAAAATTTTTAATTGGGAAAAAGCCCATAACAAAATTGTAAAGAAATATGTAGCACAATTATCACAGTCTGGGACTGATGCACCTGTTGCTACTGAATTGTATAACGATACTGGTGTAGCGTTCACTTTTCTATATGGAGATCCAGGTGAATATGCTATTGTAGCTAGTAAAGATATTTTTATGGGAGATGGAAAAACTCAAATTGAGTTTACTAATCCAGTAGTTACACCAGATATTTTTACAGCAGCTATACCATTTCCTTTTACTAATGATATGGCTTTGCTTTATAGTATCGATAATGGTTCTGGAGCTAATGATATATTAGGCAATCCTTTTTACCCTCAGACTACCATAGTAATCACAATGTATAACTAATTAAAAATTATAATCATGGCAACACAAAATGCAATTATCAAACATATAGAAAGCAAGATTAAAAATCCTGCTAAATTAAAAGAAGCTAATAATGCTTTAGATAAGATTAATTCTAACTATGGTATTCAATCAGGTGCTGTAAAAGAAGAAGCAAAAGATATTAAACAAGCTGAAGAAAGAGCTTAATAAAATAAATCATGGATATATTTAATATACAAGCTCTTATAAAAGAGGGCAAGATAGTTGGTTATGTAGATATTAATCTGGATAACAGCTATCTACAAGTTGGTGTATACCAACCAGGTAACAGAAAGAGAGGCCCATCTGATGCTAACTCTTATCCTTCATTTGCTATACCTCTTAGTGAAGTAGCTAGTCCTATAGGAGTATTGGGTACATCTTTGTATTCTAAGACTCCGGCAGCTGGTCCTAACTTTACTAATGATAATGGAATCTTTTTTGGATATAGATCTGGTGAAAATGCTTCAAGTAGTTATTCATCAAACTTTATAGGGATTCAATCTGGATATAATTCTTCTGACTCTTATATTTCTAATTTTATAGGACAAGAAGCAGGATATAATTCTAATAGTAGCTACTATAGTAATTTTATAGGTAATAGTGCTGGATACAATTCTCAAAATTGCTATTTTTCTAATTTTATAGGAAATTCTGCAGGAGCTAATGCTACAAATGGATACTTCTCTAATATGATAGGTGATGGTGCCGGAAGATTTACTAATGGTAGTCATAATTCTAATTTTATAGGATCAACTGCAGGATATGATGCTGACAACTGTTATAGATGTAGTTTTATAGGATATCAATCTGGTTTTGCTATGAAAAATAGTCAAGACTCTATTGTTATAGGTTCTGCTGCAGGTGCATATCATACTAATTCATCTGGAATAATATTAATAGGTTTTAATGCTGGTGTTGGTTTTGGATATGGTGGTACAGCTTTTAACAATGTTGATGCTATATGTATAGGTCTTCAGGCAGGAGCTGGTATTGATAATTCACCTCGTTCTATAAGCTTTGGTTTTAATGCAGGAGGTGGTGCATCAAATGCTACAAATAGTATTTTTATTGGAGACACTACAGGTGTATATACAAACAATGTTACATATACTAATATAATTGGTTATAGAGCTGGATTATATGCAAATAATCTCTCAAATTCAAACTTTATAGGATTTCAAGCTGGTCAAAATTCTACAGGTAGCAATGTTATTGCTCTAGGTTCAAATGCTGGTTCAGGTAATACCTTAAGTGGACAATTTATTATTAGTCCTAATAGTTTACCTGTATATGCAGGTACAGCTGCAGCAACTACTGCTTTAAGTGGAGGTGTTGCTGGAAACAGGTATTTATGGATAGACTCAACAGATAATAATACAGTAAAAGCTTATATACCATAACAATTTAAAATTTATATAAAATGATAATAACATTAGAAACAGAAAAAGAAGTAGTTCTTGTAAAAGAAGTTAAAAGAGCTATTAAAGAAATTACAGTTCTAGAATTAAAAGATTTACCTGAACAAAAAAAAGTAGAAGCTTTTACAAAAGAACTTGGTATAATTTTACTTTGGGAAGGTGAAGCTTATGATGGTATTGGTCAATGGACTGATACAGATGTAATTAACAAATTAAAATCTCTATAATGAGTTTAGGTAATACCAAAGACCAGGGTAATAAAGGTAATAACTTTCCTTATCAATTAAGAAATCTTCAACTACTTGCTGCTATACAGGAATGTTGTGAAGCAAGTGGGTTATCCTTAGCAGAGGTTATTGAGTTACTTACCAATATAAAAGATAATACAAATACTACCAATCTTATATTACCTAACCTTAATCAAGAAGCTACTCAAGCTTTAGTCTTGAGTACTTTAGGTAATATAAAAAGTAAAACAGATAATTTAGATGTATTACTTTCTACTAGGTTAGCTGATGCAACTTTTACTTCAAGGATAAACACCTTGGGTCAAAAACCATCTGCTCTTAGTACACCGGTAGTATTACCATCTGATCAAGTAGTCAATGTAAATACTGTAAACTCATCATCAAATGCTATGAGCACTGATGCTTTTGGTAGATTAAGAGTATCTAACCCATTAACATTATTTGATTCTTCTCATAGATACAGAGACAATGGTCTGTGGGCTACATCAACAGCAAGTGGAGGAGCAGCTGTATTTAGTGCAAATGAGGGATTAGTAAATCTAAATGTAAATACTACTAGTGGATCAGAAGTACTTAGAGAAACCTATAAAGTATTCTCTTATCAACCAGGTAAGTCATTATTAGTATTTGATACTTTTGTAATGGCACCTGCTCAAACAAACTTAAGACAAAGAGTAGGATACTTTGGTACAGAAAATGGTTTATATCTACAACTAAATAATAGCACTTTAAGCTTTGTTGAAAGAAGCTTGGTAACAGGTGTTGTTACAGAAACAGTTGTTGATCAACAAAATTGGAATGTAGATACTTTAGATGGTACTGGTCCATCTGGAATAACACTTGATATTACCAAAGCTCAGATTTTATTTATGGATATTGAGTGGTTAGGTGAAGGAACTGTAAGACTAGGGTTTGTAATAGATGGAGTATTTATACTTTGTCATAGATTCAACCATGCTAATCTTATTACTTCTACCTATATAACCACAGCTTCTCTACCTTTAAGATATGAGATTACAAATACTGGAGTAACTGCAAATCCTAGCACACTAAAACAAGTATGCTCTACAGTAATATCTGAAGGAGGATATGAATTAAGAGGAGCACAACAAGCTGTTGGTACACCTATTACTACTCCAAAAACTTTTGCTGTAGCAGGAACTTATTATCCAATGGTAGCTATTAGATTAAAGTCTACTAGATTAGATGCTATAATTATAACTACAGCGGTATCTTTATTAGGATTAGGTAATGGTAAAAACTATGCTTGGAGAATTGTACAATCTGCTATAACAACAGGAGGGTCTTGGGTTTCAGCAGGAGTAGATTCATCTGTAGAATATAACCTTACAGGAGCATCTGTTACGGGTGGTAGAATATTAGCACAAGGATATGTAAACTCTTCTAATCAAGGATCTCCAAGTATCAATATATTAAAAGAAGCAATATTTGCTAGTCAATTAGAAAGAGATACTTTTACAGGAACTGCTTTTGAATTGGTTATTGAAATGGCTATTGATGTTACAGGAGGAACTTTAGGAGCATATGTTTCATTAGACTGGGAAGAAGTAAGTAGATAAAATATTAAACTATGAAAAAATACACAATAGAAGAGCTTAAAGCTCAATTTCAAAAACACAACTACAGATGGTTTGACTTTCACTTTATAGGGATAAGATCTACAGCTAATTTACCAAACCAGTTTGATGACTTGTTTGGTGTTATAGCAGGTGATAAAGTAGAATGGTTTACTTGCACTACAAACCCGGGTACACACTGGTTAAAGAACTTGCTTAATCCAAAAGGTGCAGCATTACTTAAAACTAATCAGTATGTAGATACTTGGCAAATAGGTATGCATCAAGGTAAATATGAAGCTTTTTGTCAAGCTAAACCTGTTGATGTATTCCGTGATAAAAACCTTGATGACAAAGCTGAGGAAACAGCTGCTATAGACAGAGGTTTGTTTGGTATAAATATCCATAGAGCTAATGAAAAGTTTGCTTCTAAACTTATAGACAAGTGGTCAGCTGGTTGCCAAGTTTTAAATAATCCTGCTGATTTTGCTAAAGTTTTAGCTGCAGGAAAAGCTACAAAAAATAAGTTTTTTACATACACTTTATTAAAAGAGTTTTAATATGTATTCAGAGGGGGGCATAGTAATGATTATAGGGGTTTTATTATCCTTGGGATTTGTCTGCCTTACTGTATGGTATGTAAATAGAATGATAGATACTCAACTTGAAGAAAAACAATGGCTTACAAGATTTGTCTCTCTTCTATTAGCAGCATTCTTGGGAGTGTTTGTAGTGGATGTACTAGTATCTTGGAAGACAAAGTTGTTATCAGAAGAGATGAGAAACAGCCTATTTGAACTTATAAAAAATGTAGTACTAGTAGTATTTGGATATCAGTTTAACAATAAAAAAGAAATAAAATGAAACAGTTTTGGACAATGTTTAATGACAACAATAATATCAATGAAAAAGCAGTAGTTGGTTTCATAGCTTTTATAGTAATGATTATCTTTGCTATTGTAGATATAGGCACTGGTATAGCTAATAAACCTTTACTAGTTAATGAGTTTATTTTTAATTCATTTGAAGTTATAACTATAGCATGTTTTGGTATTGCCTCAGTAGACAAATGGATTAATAAAAAACACAATACAGAAGAAGATCAACCTCAATAAACTTAATATATTATGTCAATAGGTAATACAAAAGATCAAGGTAATAAGGGTAACAATTTTCCTTTTCAACTTAGGACTCTACAATTATTAAGTTCTATTAATGATGGTATTGCTGCCTTACCAGGAGTAGATTATGAAACAAGAACTACTACATACCAAGCTGTTTGTACAATTTGTGGTCCAGGATATTCTACAGGAGATATTATTGTAAGATATGATATTATAGATGTAGCTACCTCAACATTAGCTGCAGAAATGTGGTTTAATCAAACTTTACAAACTACTATTACTCCACCACCAGCACCTGGAGATATTACACCAATATCATCTCCTAGTGGAGTAACGGTACTAAATGGTCCAGCAGGTGCAGCAGTAAACATCCAAGATGGTGGTAACTCTATAACTGTAGATGACGGTGGTACACCACTTAATGTTCAAGGAACAGTTGATGTTAATCTTAGCGATGGATTAGGTAATCCTATTAGTAGTACAGGTACATCATTAGATGTAAATATTACTAATGCAATTCCATTAGAAGTAAATATTGATCAAGCTAATGACAGTATTTTAATATACGGATTTGATGGTACAAATAATCAACCAATAGCAACTAGTACAGCAGGTAATTTACAAGTAGATATTTTATCTATACCTACAGTAGATGTTTCTGGATCAAGTGTTACAGTTAGTGGCACAGTAACTACTGTTCCATCTGGAACACAAGATGTAAATATTCTTAGCTCAGTTATATTAGATGTATCAGGTTCAAATGTATTAGTTACAGGAACTGTTGCTGTTACACAAGATCTTACATCAAATCCTTGGATTGTAAGTGGAACAGTTGCAGCAACTCAATCAGGTACTTGGACAATAGATAGTATTACAAATTCTGTTGTGGTAACTGCTTCTAGTCTAGATATAAGACAATTAAATTCTTTATTTGACTCTGTAAATGTTAGTGGTTCTAATGTAAATGCTGTTGTAACAGCTACTTCTTTAGATATCAGATCTTTAACATTTGTAACAGATTCAGTAGATGTTAGCAACTCAACTAATGTTGGTATTACTAATGCAAACTTAGATGCTCAATTATCTACATTAGCAACAGAAGCTACTTTAGTAAATATTGAAGATAATGTAACATCTAAAATAGATAGAATTAGAGGTGCTGCAGATTATACTAGAGTATTTACATATTATGGTGTAACAAATAATGTTGCAACTATTGTGCACACTGGTACAACTAATATAGCTCCTGAAACATTAACAGAAACATTTACTTATCAAAATAACTTAATTGATGGTTCTAATGTAGTAAGTATTATTTATTCATTATAAATATTGAAATATGCCTTATAAAATAAATCCCTTTACAGGTAATCCTGATTATTATGATGCAAGTACCGGAGGCACAGTAACTTCTATTACTGCTGGCACAGGTTTATCACCTATAACAATTACTACATCAGGTACTATTGATATTGACATAACTAAAGTCCCTTACTATTCAGGGGGTCCTCTTGTTTCCGGTTTTACTAAGTGGAATGGAACAACTTGGGTTATTGACACTAACAATTATGTAAACAAAGCAGGAGATACTATGACAGGGTTTCTAACTCTTAATACAGATCCTACTTCAAATTTACATGCAGCTACTAAACAATATGTAGATAATGTTGTTGCAGCTGGTATAAACTTTCATGCACCAGTAGTTGCTGCCACAGCAGCACCTCTACCATCGGTTACTTATAGTAATGGTACAGGAGGAGTAGGTGCAACACTTATAGCAACAGCTAACGGAGCACTTACTATAGACACTATACCTTTTTTAGGTGGTGGAACAGAAAGAGTATTGATTAAAGATCAAGTATCAGGACTAGAAAATGGTATATATGTAGTAAATGTTGCTGGTGATGCTTTAACACCTTTCCAATTAACAAGAGCAACAGATGCAGATAACTCACCTAGTGGTGAATTAGCTTTTGGTGATTTTTGTTTTGTACAACAAGGTCCAACTAATGGTAATTTTGGTTATATATTAAATACAACAGGTCCTATTACAGTTGGAACAACTGCGTTAAGTTATGTAATATTCAATGCTGCTCAAGTAGTAACTGCTGGAACAGGTTTAACAGAAGTACCAACAAATACTTTAAATATTGATACTACTAAAGTACCATATTATGGTTCTGGATTTTCACCAGGATTTGCTAAGTGGGATGGAATTAACTGGATATTTGATAATAGTACTTATTTAGATACTATTACTGCAGCTAGCACATACTTAACACTAGCTACTGCTGCTTCAACTTATTATCTTCAAACTAATCCTGCAGGTTACATTACTACTGCTGCATTATCCGGTTATGTTCCTTACACAGGAGCTACTAATAATGTAAATCTTGGTGCTTTTCAATTAACTACTAGTCAATTAAATATAGATGCTAAAGGAACTATATCATCATCTGGTACTAATACATTACTTGTAAATAATACTGCAGCAGATGGTACTACTAAAGTTCAGTTTAACGGAGTAGATAGCTTAATATTAAAAGGTGCTACTACATCAAATGCAGCTAGCTTAACTTATACCAAACCTACAAGAACAGGTTTAACTGGTGAGAATGTTAAAAGTATACAAATAACAACAGGTACATCAGAGTGGACTGATTGGGCAAATTTTCCTGGAGTATTACAAAAAGAAATTGAAATAACATCTCCTTATTATACAGTAACTGCATTACCACCACCTCCTCCAGGTCCTAGCGGAGATTTTTATACATTATATATTAATGCTCCAACAGTTGATACTTGGGGTGTATATGGTAATGCTTTAGGATTATATGGTAGTTTTCAAATGAAAGGCGATGCTACTGATTATCCTGGAGGAACTATATTAGATATAGGTAGTGATGGAGATGGCACTATTATAGGTTTAACAGGAGCTAAGTTATCTTTCTTTGGTAATCCCCCTATAGTACAACCTTCAGGTATAACAACAGTACAAGGTCTTTCAACTGCTTTATCTAATCTTGGTTTGATATCTCCTTCTACTTTAAGTTTTGGTACAACAGGTAGTGTATTATTTGCTGGAGTTTCTGGAGCACTAAGTCAAGATAATGCCAATTTCTTCTGGGATGATACAAACAATAGATTAGGTATTGGTACATCTACACCTACAGAAAGATTAAATGTAAGTGGTGGCAACTTCTTATTAACAATGGCTTTGGGTGGTTATCTTAAAATGTATGACCAAGCAGGTATTATACATAACATAGAAAGTAACCAAGCTTTAGTTTTACAAACAACTACAAGTTATATAAATTTAAAAGCTGGTAGTGGCGGCTCTATTAGTTTTGCAACTAATAATTCTTCAACACCATTATTAACATTAAATAGTAGTAATGTTGTTGGTAATACAACTAACCAATTTTTGTTTAATAGTTATACTCAAAGTGGTTTATTAGCATCAACAGAAGTTAATACTTCAGTATGGAATGGTGCAACTAAAACTTGGCAAACAGGTGCTATAACAACTCAAAGAGAACATTATATAAAAAGTTCTACTTTAAATTTTGCTACAGCATCTACTATAACTAATGCCTATAGTTTATTTGTTGAGTCACCAACTGCTGGGGCAACTGCTACTATTACAAATAATTATGCAGCAGGATTCTTAGGAAATGTATTAGTAAGAGATACTTTATCACCTACTTTTCCAGCACTTTTAAATGCTGATTTAGAAGTTCACAAAGTAAAAAACTCAGATGTTATTGCTATAGTAAGAAATGATTGGCAAGGAGCAAGTAATAGTGCTACTGCTACAGTTATGGCAAGAACAAATAGTTCTACTCAAATAAAAATGAGTATAACAAGTACCACTTATTTAACTACAGGTTTAATAACTCCAGGAAGAGCATCTATATTAACAGCAGGAAGTAGTCAAGATGGTATGTTAATAGGAAATCAAACTTCTTCAAAAGATATAATATTTGTAAATGGAGGTACTGCAGCTGCAAATGAAATATTTAGAATAAGCTCTTCAAATACTATTGATATTTATGATGGTAGAAATATAACTTTTAGTACAAGTACAGGTACTAAAATAGGAACAGCTACTACACAAAAATTAGGATTCTTTAATGCTACTCCTATTGTTCAACCAGGACCAGTAACAGATGCTCAAGGTATAGCAAATGCTTTAACAAGTTTAGGATTACTAGCAGCTTCTACAATTGTAGCTTCAGCACCTAGTGTTCAAAGTGTTGTATCAGCAGCTACGGTAACTCCTGTTGCAGGTAATGATGCAGTTGTTATCACAGCTCAAGCTGTTCCTTTAACATTAGCTAATCCTACAGGAGCATGGTCAGATGCTCAATCCTTAATGATAAGAATAAAAGATAATGGAACAGTTAGAACAATTGGGTATGGTGCAAGTTATAGAGCTGTGGGTATTACTTTACCAACATCAACTGTAGCTACTAAAACAATATATTTAGGTATAATGTACAATTCAAATAGTTCAACTTGGGATGTAGTAGGAGTATCAATACAAGCATAATTTATCATGTATCAAGATATAATATCATTAATGCCAAAAAATTTAGGATACAGTTGTCCAACAGCTGTTCAAAATACTTTTGGAGTTATAGGAACAGGTACTACTAGAGTAGATCAATATCCTTTATATGGTTTAGACAATTATGGTGAAACAGCTTCTATATATACAGCAGCTAATTTAAATGCATTGGCTGCTGGATCTAAACAAATAAGAGGTATTGGTTATTATTTTAGAGGATTTACTGTACCTTATACTTTTAGTAATGTTGAAGTATGGTTAGCTCATACAAGTAATGCCGAGTTTCCTGTTGGAACAACTGTTGGGTATTCAGGAATGAATATTACTAATTTAACAAAATGTGATGTTGCATCATGGACTATTTCTGTAAATAACACATTTCAATTTAGAATATTTAATACTTCAAATTTTTGTTATAATGGGACAGATAACCTACTTGTGATAATGAAAAATTATGATGGTGCTTGGGCTTCAGGATATGGTGGAGCTGATGCTCAAACTGTAGTAGGATTTAGAACTGTTTATACTCTTGGTCAAAATGCTGCTTATCCACCAAATGGAACAGCAATGACAAGAGAACAAAGAGTAAGTAATATTAGAATATATTATTAATAAAATATTATTATATTTGCAATAATTAAAAACCAACAACCATGAGTGAACAAATTCAAATGCCCAAAGAAGAAGCTCTCAAGATTATTCAAAATGTTGCAGCAGCTTTTGTAGGTAATCTTAAAGATCACCAAGCAGTCCAAACAGCTTTAATAGTAATAGCTAAAGAGCTGGAAAAGACAAGTGAAAAAACATTAGAAAAGGTAGATTAATCTCTACCTTTTTTTGTTTGCATTCCTTTGAAATATAAATTATATTTGTTATATTATTATATATTTATTTATTATGCATATGACATTGGAATTAGCAGAAACTATTATGGGTATATCAGGTGGACTAATAGGAATCCTGCTCTTAATATTAGGATACTTTTTAAAGATTATCCATAATGATACCAAAAAAGCAATAGAAGAAGTTGGTAAAAACAAAGGTAGAATAGAACTGGTAGAGCAGCAGCTTAACAGTGATGTAAAAAGATTAGAACAGACTACTCAGTTGGAACTAAGAACACTAGCACAAACAGTAACTAAACTATCAGCAAGTGTTGATCAACTAGTTCAGATTCAATTACAAGCAGCAGTAAAACACTAATATGAAACTAAAAGAAAAATACTGGGCTCCAACTCCTAAAAAGTGGAGAAAGATTGGTGATGCTATCTTAGCTACCGGGACCTTTATAACAGCAGGTGCTCTATTAGAGTATGATAAGATGAAAGAAATCTTTACCCCTAAAGAAGTAAAAGCTATAATTGTAGTAGCTTTTGTATTAGGTGTAGCTGGTAAGTTTATTACAAACTTCTTTACAGAAGATAAGAAAGAAGAATAATTACTTACTACATATTTTAAATTGTTCCCTAGAGAAATCTAGGGATTTTTTTTATTTAACTCTTGGAAGTTTAAACTTATCTTATTATATTTGTCTAAGTTTAATTTAAAATATTATAGCCATGTCAGAAGAAACCAACGCGCAAGACAGACAAGCAACCCCTGAAGAAATCCAAAAACAAAGAGAGATTATGCTTCAGTTTTATGAAGAGGAAATACCTCTTTTAGAAAAAAGAAAACACTACGATAGCTTACTAGCTGATATTGAAGAAGCTAGATTAAGAAGATTAGTAGCTATTGTTAGAGGTACAAATTTAACTAATCCTCCTCCACCTGAAGTAGAACAAGAGGAAGAAGAGCAACCTGTTGAACAAGCTCCTAAGTCAAGAAAATTAAAAACTCAGTAATTAAAAATTTTATCAATGCCAAAAGTTAATCTAGTTGACAAGCGTCAAAAGCTTAATCTCTGGGATATTGTTAAATTTCAGCTGCTTACTCATTGCTATCTTAATAAAATAGTAATGAGTGAGGCTGAGTTGGATTGCCTTACTCTACTAGGAGTTACAGGTGAGTATGACTTAGCAGATTTTTGCGTTCAAGCTTCTAACAAAAAGATTTTTAAAACAACTCAATCTGTTAGAAACTGTTTAACAAAAATGGAGAAAACCAGTTTTATTGTAAAAGAAGGTAAAAACAAAAAGAAAATATCATTGAATCCTGAGCTTAAAATACAGGCTGATGGTAATATTTGTTTGGATTTTAAATTTGTATACATTGCTGCCTAGAAAAAGTAATAGTTTTATACCTGAAGTTGCTAAAGAATTTGAGGTATCTGAAAATACAGTGCAAGATATAGTTGATATTTATTGGAAAGAAATAAGAAAAGCGCTAACAGAAACTAAATCTCCTAGAGTTGTAATTGCAAAATTTGGGTCTTTTAGGATTAAAGAATCCCTAGTTGAGGAAACCTTGAATATGCATAAAACATTCTTAGAAAATAATAATCCTGAGAATATGACTTTTCTCAAACATCAGTGGAAAGTTGAAATAGAAAAGAGATTAGAAAATCTTTTAAAACTTGTAGAAGTTATAAAAGAAGATAAGGTAAAGAAAAAAGAAATCAAATCTAAAAAACAAGATTATGAATCTAATAAAAGTTTGGAAGAATAGAAAACAGATTATAGAGGGTATTAGAAATACTTGGATAAAACATCCTAAAATAGAAAGAATAGCTTTTGATAGATTAGCTATTTGTGATGATTGTGAATTAGTAGACAGGGAAGGATCCAAATGTGTTTTACCAGGAAGCCAACCTTGTTGTGGAGAATGTGGTTGTAAGTTATCTCTAAAAGCAAGATCACTAGCTTCAGAGTGTCCACATCCTAAAGGTCCTAAGTGGAGAGCTCTTATGACTTATGCAGAAGAAGATATCTACTATACTAAAATAAACTATAATCCTGATAAAGACTAGTAATTTAAAATCAACTCAAACACCAACTCAAAATGTCAGTAACTTTTCAAGCACAAAATCACAAGTATCAGAGTCTTGATCCTAATGAAAATATAGATTGGATAAGTGTTACAACATTTATCTCTCAATTTAAACCTCAGTTTGATTCAAAAGCTGCAGCATTAAAAGCATCAGGAAATAGAAAATCTAAGTGGTACGGTTTATCCCCAGAGGTTATAGAAACTATATGGGAAAAAGAAGGTAAAAGAGCTACTGATTTAGGAACCTGGTATCATAACCAAAGAGAAGAAGATACTCTGGGACACAATACTATTAATAGAGCAGGACGAGATCTTTCAATAATAAGACCTATCTATGAAGGAGATCTTAAGATAGCTCCAGAGCAAAAACTAGTAGAAGGAATTTATCCTGAGCATTTTGCTTATTTAAAATCTGCTGGTATTTGTGGCCAATCTGATAGAGTAGAAGTAATTAAAAATCTTGTAGATATATACGATTACAAAACCAACAAAGAAATAAAAACAGAAAGTTTTAAAAATTGGGAAGGTAAAAAAGAAAAGATGTTACACTGTTGTAGCCATCTAGACAATTGTAATTATAATCACTATGCTTTACAGTTGAGTGTGTATATGTATATAATATTAAAACACAATCCGCGATATAATCCTGGTAAAATTCAAATTCATCATATTATCTTTGAATCAGAATCAATTGATGAATATGGTTATCCTGTAGCAAAAAGAAATGATAAAGGAGAACCAATAGTAAAAGACATTGTTCCATATGATTTACCTTATTTGAAGAAAGAAGTAATTGATATGATCAATTGGTTACATGATAATAGAAATAACTTAATTAAAAAATAGATTATGACAGATTTTGAAGTAGTGTTAGAAAACATTAAGCTAAAAGAAGATTTAGGAATAGAACAATTAATAATTGCAAATTGCACAATAGATTTATTCAGCGTTATTGCTTATAGAGAATCCTATACAGAAGACGGTGAACTTGAACCTTATACAATTGTAGTTTTATCATATGGTGTAGCCTATTGTTTAAATATTCCTTATGAAGAATTTAAAATATTACATAACCGAGAAGTAAGAGGTATAAAATGAGCAATGATGAATATCAGCAACAACAATTTTGGAAAAATAAAATAGAAAATAAAAAACCTAAAAGTGTTTCTTGCCCAACGGTAGAAAAACTTAAAAAACAAAAACATGATAAAACTATTCGATATACAAGGAGATAAACTTATACCAACAGAGCATTGTTATTCTCTTAACTTTTTAAAAGTTATTATGGATAAACATCCTGATGACTATCTCACAGTTTATAAGTATTTGTTTTATATGAGTTGTAGAAATGAAGATTTAAATCCTTTTTTTAATATGCCGGAAGATGAAAAAGAGGATATGATATTAAAAGAAATAGATGCTGATTTTTCTACAGACGAAGATGAAATTGTACAGGCTCTAGAAAAGTGTATTAAGTTATATGAAACTCCTACACTTAGAGCTTATAGTGGGATGGCCAAGATGATGGATAGACTAGCAGACTACATGGAGAATACACCGCTTACCCATGGTAGAGATGGAAACTTGCCTGCAGTGTTAGCAGCTGCTAAAAACTTTGAGGCTATACGTAACTCTTTTAAAGGTATCTTTAAGGACTTGCAAGAAGAACAAAAAGGTAGAAACCGCGGTGGCGCAGATTTAGCTTATGATCAATAATATGAAAAATAAAGACAACCTCTATGATTGGTTATTTCATTATAACCATATTCAAAATCTTTGGACAGCTTTTAAAAGAGAAGATTCAATAGATTATTTTAATGGTAAATTAGTAAACAAAATTACTTCCAAAAAACATAGTACTTTAGTGGATATAATTTTGAAGACTAATGGTGATAAAGCTCTCATTAAAAAAATGATACATGAGTAATCCTTTTATAGAAGTTCCTACTTGGGAAAACGGTGCCTGGACAACAACATCTTTTGAAACAAGAGATGACTTTAGAGAATTTGTCCATACCTGTTTTAAAGAACCTGGTAAATACGAGTTTGATGAAACATCTTTATTGTTTAATCAACAAGCTAGGAATTTTAATAAAAATGGATTTTATTGTGGATCACCTTTTAAAAGCAGAGACTTTATAAACTATTGGGACGATCAAAAAACAAAGTGTAGAAAAGGAGCTATTTATAAAAACAATGGTAAAGTTTGGTATATACCTAGAGACTATTACATGTTCCTTAACTTTTTAAGAATCAATGATAAAGAACAAAAAAAGTTTGACTTTGCTTCTATCAGGGATGCTCAGTATCATATGGCTCTATATGAGTTATTAGCTGAGTTAAACTATAAGCATGCTGCTATTTTAAAGAAAAGACAGATAGCTTCTTCTTATTTTCATTGTGCTAAACTTATCAATACTCTTTGGTTTGAAGAAACACCTATTCTCAAAATAGGTGCTAGTCTAAAAGATTATATTAATGACAAAGGTTCTTGGAAATTTTTAGAAGAATATAGATCTTTTTTAAATCAGCATACTGCTTGGTACCGACCAATGAATCCTGGTAAAATGGGTAACTGGCAACAGCAGATAGAAGAGATGAGCACTCAAGGTAGAAAGTTCTTAAAAGGTTTAAAGGGTGTAATGTCCATGCTAACTTTTGAGAAAGATCCAACAGCTGGTGTCGGTGGACCTTGTACAATATTCTTCCACGAAGAAGCAGGTATTGCTCCTAAGATGGATCAGACTTATGAGTTCCTTAGACCTGCTCTACAATCTGGTCATATGACTACAGGTTTATTTATTGCAGCAGGATCCGTGGGTGATCTAGATCAATGTGTTCCTTTGAAAGAGATGATACTTAGACCTTTATCTAATGATATATACGGAGTAGAAACAAATCTACTAGATGATCAGGGCACTGTAGCAATCACCGGATTATTTATTCCAGAGCAGTGGTCTATGCCTCCTTACATTGATGAGTATGGTAATTCTAAAGTAGAAGATGCTTTGGAAGCGATAGCTTCTATGAGAAAAACTTGGAAAAAAGATTTAACTCCAGAAAAATATCAGCTTCGTATATCTCAGCATCCGATTAATATAAGTGAAGCATTTGCTTATAGAAAAGTTTCTATGTTTCCAATGGAGTTAGTTGGTAGTCATAAAAGAAAAATTCTTGATAAAGACTTTCCATATGAGCTTGTAGAGTTACACAGAAATCTAATAGATAATAAGATAGAACATAAGCTTACAAATAAAATACCTATATCAGAGTTTCCAATAACTAAAGACACTGAAGACAAAACAGGTGCAATAGTTGTCTGGGAAAAACCAGATAAAAATGCTGAATGGGGCACATACTATGCATCAATTGACCCGGTATCAGAAGGTAAAACAACTACATCAGAATCTCTTTGTTCCATCTATGTTTACAAAAGAGCTGTAGAAGTAAAGAGAATTAAAGGAGAATTAGTAGAAACTTTTATAGAACACGACAAAATTGTTGCGGCCTGGTGTGGTAGATTTGATGATATAAATAGAACACATGAAAGATTAGAGTTAATAATTGAATGGTATAATGCATGGACAATCATAGAAAACAATATATCTTTGTTCATTCAATATATGATTAGTAAGCATAAACAAAAATACCTAGTACCTAAAGATCAAATAATGTTTCTAAAAGACCTTGGAGCTAATAGAAATGTTTATCAAGAATATGGCTGGAAGAATACTGGTATTTTATTTAAAACACACTTACTTAGTTATCTTATTGAATTTTTAAAAGAAGAGATTGATGTTGAAACTAAGGAAGATGGAACAGTAGTAAAAAGAGTATATGGTATATCAAGAATACCAGATGTTATGGCCATGAAAGAGATGGAAGCTTATGATGATGGTGTCAATGTCGATAGATTAGTTTCTTTAGCTGCTTTGATTGCTTTTGCAAAGATTCAGCAATCTAATAGGGGTCTAAAGAAAAGAGTTGAACATATACAAACAAAATCTTTGCAAAAAGAGAATAATTTATATAAATTAGTGAGCAGTCCTTTTCGCCATATGGGGAAGGGGAATTCTATTTCCGGTGGTAAGCCTCCAAGAAATATGTTTAAAAATATAAGATAAGATGAAAGTATTAAATGCAATGCAGCTCAAATCAGGAGCTAAAGCTGAGTATAACAGGATGGGTAGTATTACTCAACCTGTTCAATTTATTCCAAGAAGTGAAAAAGACAAAGAATGGGTGTCTTGGAACATGGACTGGCTTGAGTGGCAAGGTCTTAAGCAAATCAGAAGAAATGCTAGAAGGCTTATGAAAAATTATAAGCTTGCCAAAGGGATCATTGATAAAACTGATTACATTGTTCAAGAAGATAACGAGATGCGTGATCTGGTTGAGACTTTAACTAAAGATGATTCAACAGCTTTAGAGTTAAAGTTTTATCCAATTATTCCTAATGTTATTAATACCATGACAGCTGAGTTTGCTAAAAGAAATAGCAAGATATCTTTTACAGCTGTTGATGAGTATTCTTATAATGAGTTAATGGAGCAAAAACGCGCAGCTATTGAAGCTGTATTATTGGAAGATGCTCAAAACATGTTGATAACTAAGATGTTAGAATCTGGTGCAGATCCTAATGATCCTGAGATGCAACAGCAGATGCAACAACAATTGGCTCCAGAAAATCTTAAAACATTACCAGAGATTCAAGACTTTTTTAGCAAAAGCTACAGAAATGTTGCAGAAGAATGGGCTTCTCATCAGTTAGCTATTGATGAAGAAAGATTTAGAATGGATGAGTTAGAAGAAAGAGGTTTCCGTGATAGCTTAATTACTGATAGAGAGTTCTGGCACTTCAGGATGATGGAAGATGATTATGATGTAGAATTGTGGAATCCTGTATTAACTTTCTACCATAAATCACCTGATGTAAGATATATCTCCCAAGGTAATTGGGTTGGTAAAATTGAGATGATGACTGTGGCAGATGTTATAGACAAGTACGGCTATATCATGAACCAAGAGCAGCTAGAATCTATAGAGGCTATCTACCCGGTTAGATCAGCTGGTTATCCTATTCAAGGATACCAAAATGATGGTGCTTATTACGATGCTACAAAAAGCCATGAGTGGAATGTTAATATGCCATCTTTAGCTTATAGACAATTCGTATCTATGTGGGATAATTTTGTCTACAATGGTGGAGATATTGTTAACTGGATCATGGGTGAATCGGAAGATTACTTTGATATGGGTATGGCTTACATGCTTCGTGTAACTACTTGTTATTGGAAGTCTCAGCGTAAAGTAGGTCATCTAACTAGAATTACAGAAGCAGGTGAAGTTATTACTGATGTAGTAGATGAAACTTATAAAGTAACAGATAAGCCTGTTTATAACAACATGCTTGTTAAAAATAAAAACAAAGACACCTTAGTATTTGGAGAGCATATAGATTGGATTTGGATTAATCAAACTTGGGGCGGAGTAAAGATTGGCCCTAATCATCCTACATTCTGGGGTATGAATAATCCAGGTGGTGTAAATCCTATTTACCTAGGTATTGATAAAAATGTTATTGGTCCACTTAGATTCCAATTCAAAGGTGATAATACTTTGTATGGATGTAAATTACCAGTAGAGGGATCTGTATTTGGAGATAGAAATACTAGATCTACAGCTTTAGTAGATTTGATGAAACCTTATCAGATTGGATACAACATTGTTAACAATCAGATAGCAGATATCCTGGTAGATGAATTGGGCACCGTGATCATGTTGGATCAGAATGCTTTACCTAGACATTCCTTGGGTGAAGATTGGGGTAAAAATAATTTAGCAAAAGCCTATGTAGCAATGAAGAATTTCCAAATGCTACCTCTAGATACGAGCATCACTAATACAGAAAATGCTTTAAATTTCCAACACTTCCAAGTGATGAATCTAGAGCAAACTCAAAGGATGATGTCTAGGATTCAGATGGCTAACTATTTTAAGCAACAAGCTTTTGAAGTTATAGGTATTACTCCTCAGAGAATGGGTCAGCAAATAGGACAAACTGAAACAGCTAAAGGTATAGAACAAGCTGTGGCTGGATCTTATGCTCAAACAGAGATGTATTTTATACAACACTCTGATTACCTGATGCCTAGAGTACACCAGATGAGAACTGATTTAGCACAGTTTTACCACTCTAAAAAACCTTCTTTAAGATTACAATACATGACTAGTAAAGAAGAAAAAGTAAACTTTGAGATAAATGGTACTACTTTATTGCTAAGAGATATAAATGTTTACGCTACAACTAGATCCAATCATAGAGCATTACTAGAACAAATGCGTCAATTAGCTATGAGTAATAATACAGCCGGCGCAAGTATCTATGATCTTGGTGAAGTTATACAAAGTAACTCCTTATCTGAGCTTTCTTCTACATTGAAAGGAATAGAGGATAAAACTAACGCAGCTCGTCAAGAACAAATGCAGCATGAGCAACAGATGAAGCAGATGGAAATTGAACAGCGTACCAAAGAAAAACAAATGGAGCTTGATGCTAAAGCTCTTGAAGAAGAAAAGAATAGAAGAAAAGATATTTTGGTTGCTGAAATTAAATCTGCGGGCTATGGTGCTATGCAAGATATTAATCAGAATATGCAGAGTGATTTCCAAGATACTCTAGATAAAATTCAACAGTCTAATGAGTTTAATCAAATCATGAATTTTGATAAAACTAAAGAGGTTAATAAACAATCCCAGTTTAGAGAAAAAGTAAATCTAGAAAGAGAAAAGTTACAGAATCAAAGAAACCTTAAAGATGTTGATTTACAGATAGCTAGAGAGAATAAAAACAAGTATGACGAGAAAGCAAAACAAAAAAATAAGGAGAAGAAAAAGTAACTTAGTGATATAGTGCGAAATTTTTTCTTTTGCACTATATCATTTTAACTATATTAAGTTTAAGTATCGTATATTTGAGATTATTATAATTGTCAGTAACAAAA